CGATACCGGGAAACTGACACCCGGTTGGCAACCATACTTAAATCATTACGAATCAGATCTACAATGGTAGCATGTTCGGCAGTCTCTTTCGGATCATTCATCAATAATTGAGCAGCAGAGGGAATTGAAGCATCAATGGTTCCCTTCATCGGATATGAGCTAATTTTTCCTTGATGAATTCTAACAAATATTTCAGGAGAGAAAACCGTAAAACGATCTTTAATCCATAGCTTATAAATCGCTTTTGAATGAAAATAAATATCTTTCAGAGTGAGATTGGTTTCTACCGGAGTGCGACACGTCAAATTCGTAAGGAAACTATTTCCTGCCAGGATGTTCCGTCGCACGATATTAAACGAACGTTGATAAGAAGAGAAAGATTCTGCGAAAGGCTGCCAATGTAGTGAAGGCACTGTTTTTGCGGAGTAAGTAGCTATATCATCTTCAGCCGATATAATCTGATTGGTAAATCCATTCAAATTATACAAAACTTCAGCGGAATCAACAGCGGCAACCTCCTCTATATAAGATACATCTTGTAGATAATTTATAATGAAAATGAAAGGACGGTGGAGTTGTCCCAACTGGTTCATTCGTTTAATAGCCTGTTCCTTATTATATAAGTGCATATAAAATACTTCTACGTTTAGGGAAGGCAAATGTACACAAAAAGTATAGATTAGAAAAAGATAGCAATAAAAAAGGGTTGTCCGACGTGTCATATCGGCAACCCTTTATCATTTATAAAATTGGTCAAATTACTTCATAACAGCTTTCACTTGAGGAAGCATCTTCTTCACATTTTCATTTTCCGGAGAGATCTTAGCAGCTTCTTCCAGATAGTCTAATGCTTCTTTAAATCTACCATCAGCTTTTTCTTTTTCTGCAGCATATTTATCTGCATCAGAATTTGCCAAAGGAGCAGCTTTCTTCAGGATATTAGCGCCATCATTATAGCACAGAACTCCTAAACTGTACAATGCATTTGTTTTATATTGCTTGTGATCCAAAGGAATTACTTTCTTAAAACAATCTTCAGCTTCTTCTGCTTTTCCTGCTTTCTGTGCTGCAAGTCCTGCTTTTAGATAATGAAGACCATAATTCTTCACCATTGTCTTATTCTTAGGATCGACTTTCAGCCCTTCTTCTAATGTAGCTACATATTCAGCAGTCTTCTTTTGTGCATCTAAAGCCAAAGCTTTACGAGCATACGCATTTCCTATATTAAATTTTTTCTGAATAGCAATATCGAAAAAGGTCACGGCTTCCGCATACTTTTTCACTTCGTCTGCTGCTATACCACAATAGTAAGCTGTTGCAGAATCCTGATTATTAGTCTGTTTCAGATATTCGCTGAACTTCGCATACGCTACTGGATAATTTTTAGCATTAAATGCATCATTTCCTTCTTTTTTCAATTGCTCTGGGGCGGTTTGTGCAAAAACATTAGTCACTACAATACAAAATGCAAATAAAAAAATCAATTTCTTCATAACTTTATGTGTTTTTTAGTTGTTTATCGTTCAAAAGTAGAAGTTATAATAGAAAAACACAACCGTATTTTATTTTTTTGACCTTTTTGAAACCTATATAACGTTCGTTATTCTTCGTAAAAATGACGTTTTCCTATTCATTCCTCCCCAATCATATAAGTAAACAAAATATTTCTCTTTTATAAATTACTGATTCATAGCCATAAAGAAAAATATGAATAAAAAAGTGCCGGAAAGTTTTTGAGTTTTCATAAAAAGCACTACCTTTGCATCCGTAGCTCAGCTGGATAGAGCAACGCCCTTCTAAGGCGTGGGTCCTGCGTTCGAATCGCAGCGGAATCACTATTAACATCCGGTAACAGTTAAATGTTATCGGATTTTTCTTTTAAATAGCTGATATTAAACGTTTTACTTTCGCCCCGTTTAACTTTTAATAACCTGCCTGTGTAGGCATATTTGTAGGCATATCCCCTCTACAGGCATAAAATAGGCATATAAAAATGACGGCAATAAGAGTTGTAAGACAAGGCAAAAAAGGCAAAACCGACCGGCTCCCCCTGTATGTGGAATTTTATATCAACCGTGAGAAAATAAGGATCGCGGTAAGGTTAAGTGTCACGTCCAAAGAATGGGACGAGCAAAACGAAGTGATAAAAGGCCGGGACAAAGAGAGTAAAGACAAAAATTTAATCATCTCAAACATCCGGTCACGTGTAAGCGACATATTTGTTCGTGCCCGTCTTAAAAATGAGACGCTGACAAAAGAAAGTTTCTTCCGCCAGTATAACAATCCTTCCGATTTTGGTACTTTCTTTGATTTTGCACGGGTTTACCTCAAACAAATTAGCAAAACAATTTCTTTCGGTACCTGGAAACATCACGTTTCTATCATCAAGAAACTGGAAACATTCGCCCCCGGCCTTGTATTTTCAGAGATTACCCATGAATTTCTCCTGTCTTTCTTTGCATATCTTCGCAAAATAGGTAACATGGATTCTACGGCATGGCGTAACATGGCTACTATCAAAATATATGTAGGTGCCGCCATACGTGGCGGTTATATGGACCAGGACCCGTTCGCGGCCATAAAGATACGTCGCCCCAAAAGTGAAGTTATATACCTGACGGAAGAAGAACTCCTCCGCCTGACCGCTTTGTACCGGTCCGGCCGCTTGGAAGAATGTACCCAGAACGTACTCCGTTTTTTTCTGTTTCTTTGTTTTACTTCTTTGCATATAGGCGATGCAAAAGCATTGCAGATAAACCAGTTCATAGGGAATGAACTACACTACACACGAGGCAAGACCAAAATACCGGTAACTGTACCTTTATCGGACCCGGCACGTTATATCTATGAATATTATCGGGCCGGACGTACAAAAGGCAACCTGTTTATGAACCTTCCCACGGATCAGGATATAAACCGGGTACTGAAAACTATAGCCGGTAAAGTAGGAATAACAAAGGATATCAGTTCAAAAACCGGCCGGCATACATTCGCTACCTTGTATTATAAGAAAACACATGATATCGTAACGCTATCCCACCTTTTGGGACATAGTTCTATAACTATGACAATGGTTTACGCACATGTTCTGGAGGATGAACGCGAAGTGGGAATACACGCCTTTGATGATATGTTATAACTAAAAGAGTGAAGGGGAAACGTGTTTCCCGCTTCCCCCTTCACTTTTTCTACTCCAACGTATAAACGCTCCAGTCTATCGCCTTTTTAAGTGCCCAGCCTTCCTTTTGTGTCTCCTGTATATGTTTCACGGCACCGGTGTAAAACTCTTGTAGTTGCTGCATGCTTGCAAACTCGTAAAACGTCGGGTTGTCTTCTTCCCCGAGCTTGAAAGTAACAGGAAGGTTTTCCCCGCCTGTCTGCAAGGCAAGATCGTACGCCGTCTTATAATTCATCTGGTTCTCCATGGAAAGCCAGACTTTCAGGCCGTTCCATACGTACCCGCTTTCGATCGTGTCGGTTATCTGCCTGTTATACCACTGATTAATAACCGCCTTGATTTCTGCCAGTGCGGGTAGATGATCGAACGTCTCTTCCATGTAACTACGTTGCACTCCTTCGGGTGTCTCTGTTTCCTGGTAATCCCACGTAATACGCCAGATTCCCCGGCGGCGGTTGGTACATCTTACCGGTTCCGCCTTGCTGTCTGCATAAATTCGTATCATTTCAAGTAAAATGTATAATTATCAATCCTTTTTCACTTACTTCACCTTCGCAATGTGCTTCAAAAGGCAGTTCTCCGTCTTTTGCCGCTGATTCACAAATGAAAAGTGTTTCCTCCAGGCTGGTAAAATACTTTCTCTCCTTGCCGTCGAGTTCCAGCTTTATAACAGTCCGGTTTCCGTTTTTCGTCGGCACATCCTTTTCATAATCAAGTACGATCACATCCTTGTTCATCAGTTCGGGCGACTTGATCCTTGCCCCGGTAAATCGTTTCCGTCCGTCTTTAGGCTTGTACTTGTAGCCCAAATCTTTTAATTTTTTCATTTTCTTTCCTGTTAGTTTATAAAATAAGTTCTTGCAATCGGCATGTTTTGTAAGCCCGTAAAATGAAGCGGTTAACTCCTGCCTACGTTTCTTGCTTTTAACCTTGTGCATCTTGCGGGCGAACTTTTGTTTGTTACGCTTCCTTAACCGTACATGATCCGGGCGGGTTACATATCCCAGAAAGTCGATACCTTCGGTGATCGGGAAAACGGTATCATTACTTTTAATCTCCAGGCGGGCTTTCCTGGCCTGTTCATGAATGATATCCCTAACCTTCCAAAGGTATTTCTTACTACCGGAAAGCACCAGACCGTCGTCACAATACCGGTAATAGTGTGCTACTGCCTCCTGATCCTTTAACCGGTGATCCAGGTAAATAGACAGAAGCAAATTACAAAGCCCCTGCGATGATCTTAGCCCGATACTTACGCCTTTAGGCATCATGCGGATGCACTCTTCCAGGATTCCGATTAATATTTTATCCTTGAACATCTTTTTCACTGCATCCAGCAAAACGTCCTGGTCTACGCTCTCATAGAATTTCGTTATATCGAACTGGTACCCGAACAGGGTTCCTTCGGGATCATCCTTTATATCTTTAACGATATACTGTAAAAGGTCATGCGTACCCCTGTTTTTAATGGATGCGGAAGTAGTCCGGATAAAACGTACTTTCAAATGCCGGTCCACCACATTCATAACAGCGTTAAGAACGATCCTGTCCTCCAGGGAAACCGATTGTACGATCCTTACCTTCGGCCCGTCGTCTACGGTCATTTCCCGATATCCTCCGAGCTTGAACCGCCCGCTCCTGATCCGCTGCCTGATCCTCTCTACTGCCTTCGGGACATCCGCCAGTATTCTACGCCCGGCAAAGCTGCACTTTCGTCTTCTTTTACGCAATACCGTTTTTATGGCGTCCTCTATATTGGAGTCCTCGACAATCTCTTCTATAATATTATCTTCTCTCCACATGATAATTAAATTAGCCTTCAATTCCCCGGGCCGGGCTTCTTCGAAAAAAGTTCCTACCAAACCCCATTGCCCTGCGCTTTATTTTTCCCCTTTCCAGCCGTAAACGGCTGCTGTTGGCGAGGCTCATTCCTCTTGGCTCCACGCCGGGGACACGTCCCCACTGTTGTACGCCAATTTTTAAGGCTTATGCGCTTTTTCTTTATCCTAATTGTTTGCAAGCCGAACACCGATGTTCGCATTCGTGTTCGATGAATCGTTATTCGCGTTCGCATACGAAACACCGCCTAACGCGTTCGCGTTGTTGTTCGACCGATACACCACACGAGTGTATATGAGGAAATCCGCCTTTGTACTTTCAGGAAGCACCGGCACCCGTCTTACTTCCGGACGCCTGCGCTACCCGCACAACGTTTTACGTTGCTGTTTTTTTATCTTAATCAGCCTGATTTATGGCTTTAAAGGCCGCGACGCTACCCACCCAGCGTATTATGCCCCTGAAGGCAAGCCGAACACCGATGTACGCACCCGTGTACGATGAATCGTTATGCGCGCCCGCACACGAAACACCGCCTAACGCGTACGCGCTGTAGTACGACCGATACACCACACGAGAAAGCCCGGTACCCACATAGAACCTGTCGAACCAATGTGAAGAAGTGGAACCACCTTCTTTGGCTGCAATCAAATCCATATACCGGCCCCAAACCATGTGGGTAGGATAAATATCTGCATTATAAACAGTAATTCCCTGTACAACGCGTTCCGTTCCGTCCGGCATGGTAATAAACCACCTTCCGTCCGCTGCCGTCTTGTTTACCGTGACATACTGCAACCATTCCGCCTTGTTTCCCTGGAAATTTTCATATCCCAGTACATTGACGGACTGATAATTTACACCGTCCCGGTAAGCACCTTCCGCCTGTGGATTGGAACCGCCTTTTTCCTTATAATAAGAAACCGTATCACGCATCCCCAGTGCATTTGTAAGGCCTGTTACTTTCTGGTAATTATTTGTTCCATATCCGCAAACTCCCTGCGAATCGGTATTACCGTATTTAAAGAAATGCAGGTTACCCGCGTCCTTGTGCATCTCCCAGTCGAACAGCTGGAAACCTTTGCCCCGGTTCTGGGCGTATTTGACAGCCTGGGCCTGTGAAATGGTTCCTACACTTGAAACACCACTGACAGAACGCAACACATCATCAATCAAGTAGGCTTCATAAGCACCGCCCAGGCATTCCGTATGCTCTACCCAGTCCGGCTCGATCGCTTCCACACTTTCCGATGTTGTGAGTAAAACGAAATCGAAGGTCGCCGAATTAAGGAAGGTAAAGGCCAGTTTCGTTGCCCCTGCGGGAACGGCACAAAACAGGTACATACCATTGATAAAACCGTTCGCGTTTGAAACGCTGATCCGACTTACTATTTTGCCCGTATCATCAATAAATACAGCCCCGTAAAGAGTGGAAGCCAGACCGGGAAAACGAACCTGCTTGTAATCCCGGACGTCCACCAGGGCGAATGATCCGGATTCATATTCATTCTTCGCCTCTTCAAGGGTCGTGTAATCCGTATTCTTACGAATCCCGATCCCTTCCGTTACCTCCAGCTCTTCGCGGGTAAGTTTTACACTGGTGTACCCAGCCGCTGCCGGCGCATCCTCATTGCTTGAAATAAAACCGTACAGACATTGGTTCAGCACGTCCGTTACTCCCTTGTACCAGTAATGAGGCTCATATACGTAAACTTCGCCTTCCGATCCGGTTAATACTGCATCTGTGGCGTTTTCCATGCTGTCACTATCGGCGTATTTGTTCCGGCTCTCATCATGAAGCGGATAACAGGTCATTTCACCCTCCGCCGTCTTTTTGGCCAGAACGCAATGTCTTTTCGCCAACACTTCCAGGATATGGGAAGACGGAGCAAATTCCGTATTATAGTCATATCCGGTGGAGTTATCCAGGTTTGTAATCTTTTCCCCGTCCTCCACCGTCTGGTCTATTTTTATGCAGACAAACTGCGGCTGAATGATACAAGTTCGATGCGTGACAGGATAAGCAATGAATCTTTATTGTCTTCAATCCGGTTGAAGTTGAGTACCTGATGAATCAGCGAGTTGATTTTCATGGCGTTGCGCTGCACTTCTTCCAGTGTCTGTTTTTCGTGTACTTCTTCCGTAGACGGAAGTAACTGGCTGATAGGAGCTATGATCCGGCTGAGAGGTGTCTTCAGCTCATTGGATAAGTTGGTGAAGAATGCCATTTTCTGACGGGACTGTTCCAGTATTTTTTCTTTTTCCCTGCGTTCTGCTTTCAGGCGGTTTTTAACCCGGAAAAAGTTGATTGTCCATGCGATAAGACTGAGCAGCAGTAAGATATAG